TAGCTGAAGATATTGATGGTGAAGTTTTAAGTACACTTATTGTAAACAAAATGAGAGGTACTATTAAGGTAGCAGCAGTTAAAGCACCTGATTTTGGAGATCGTAGAAAACTATTACTTGAAGATATGGCTATCATGACTGGTGGTCAAGTGTTTAGTCCTGAAAAAGGAATGAAATTAGATAAATTCAGTTGGGACTGGTTCGGATCAGCACGTTTAGTTACTATTACTAAAGATCAAACAACAATTGTTGATGGTAAAGGTAAAACAGAAACTATCGAAGCTCGTATTGAAGAATTACAAAACCAAATTGATAAATCATTAGTTCCATATGAAAAAGAAAAATTACAGGAACGTTTAGCAAAATTTATTGGTGGAGTAGCTATCATTCACGTAGGTGGAAATAGTGAATTAGAAATGAAGGAAACTAAAGATCGAGTTGATGATGCTTTACACGCAACAAAAGCCGCTATTGAAGAAGGAATTGTACCAGGTGGTGGAGTAGCATTATTATACGCTAGAGAAGCAATTACTAAATCAAGAACAGAGTTAGACTCTGATATGTACATTGGTAAACAAATTGTATATAAAGCTTGTGCTTCACCATTTATGAAGATTTTAGCAAATGCTGGTTATTCTGAAGGTGAACGTTATGGAATTATGCATAATTTAGGTTGTGGATGTACTGATAATTGGATTGGATATGATATTAAAGCTGAAACACAAGTTAATATGAAAGAATCAGGTATTATTGATCCATCTAAAGTAACTCGTAACGCAATCGAAAACGCAGCTTCAATCGCAGGCACTATCTTGTTAACAGAAGCAGCAGTAATTGAAATAAAAGACAAAAACGATAACAATAATAACGCAGGTATGATGCCTGGAATGTATTAATGGAACAAGAAAAAAACATATTGATCGCTCGGAGAGTACCTCCGGGTGATCAATGGTGTTTAGTTAATGATGAGAAAAAGACAGTACATAAATCATTAACTGAAACATTAGAAGCATATTTTCAAGTATCACAAAAACAATGTGAATTTAGACTTGCACCTTTAAAAGGTGAGTTGTATATGATTACAACTGAGGAAGTAACACCTGAACCACCAAAACGGTTTAACATATATGGTGACTATTAATTTGGCTTCCTAAAAAAAGTTTTGTATATTAAAATAAATAAAAGGTTATGACTCAAAGTGCATATGTTGAAATAATGCAAGAACGTTTAGATTGGTGTGTCCAAACTGAACGTTACGAAATGGCTGCTCGTTTAAGAGATTTAATCATATACGAAACTACAGATGATGAAAAATTTAAACAAAAATATCATCTTGAGTTACTTAAAAAATATGCATCTGATATTCCTGGATATCACGAAACAATAAAGAAAAAATACAATTTATAAAATAAGTTATGTCAAAAAGGTTACACACAATACTTAACGAGAAGTATCGTCCTGATACTTTAGAAGGATATATTTGCAAAGATGAGATTAAAACTAAATTTCAAGAATTTATTAAGAGCCAAGATATACCACATCTTCTATTTGCTGGTAAACCTGGTGCTGGTAAAACCACGATCGCTAAAATCTTAGTAAACAACATTGATTGCGATTACTTATACATTAACGCAACTGATGAACGATCAATTGATGTTATGAGAGATAAAGTAGGAGCATTTGCTGCTGCTGGTTCATTCAAACCACTTAAAATAGTGATTTTAGATGAAGCAACTCATATTTTACAAGCATCACAAGTTATATTGTTAAACATGATGGAAACATATAGTTTAACAACACGTTTTATTTTAACAGGTAACTACCCAGAACGATTAATTGAACCACTTAGAAGTAGATGTCAGGAATTTGATTTGTCTCCTCCTACTAAAAAAGTAGTAGCGCAACATATTAGTACTATTCTAGATAAAGAAGAAATTGAATATGAAATTCCAGATCTAGTTACTATTGTAAATCGATTTTATCCTGACTTTAGAAAAATCATTAACAACTGTCAAAAATATACAGTTGATAATAAATTAGTGTTAGGTGAATTATCTGATACAAATGAACAATATAAAGAACATATACTAGAGGAATTAAAAAAACCGTCTATAAAATCGTTTAACAACATTAGACAAATTATAGCAAATGCTGATGTAAATGATTTTGAAGATCTTTATAAGTTTTTATATGAGCATTTAAGCGAATATTCTAAAGGTAACGATGGTTTGATCATCTGTTATTTAGAAGAATATATGTACCACGCAACATTTCGTTTAGATAAAGAAATCAATATTATGGCGTGTATATCAAAAATATTAGAAACAATTAACAATAAACAAATATTATGAGTCAAGAACAAATGAAAATGAATGTGGACATTAAACAAACCACACCAATCGAATCAGCTGAGGGAAATCAAGTATTTCAAGAAGCAGTTGTATTAAGAAAAGCAAGTAAATTTTTAGTTGGTACATCCGAAGATGCAGTAATTCCAATTCCTGTTTTTATTGATGTTAAAACAGGAAAAATTTTAACAGAATTGATGCCTAGAGAACTTAGAGAAGAATATGAAGAGTACAACAAAACAAAGTAAGCAATTTTCAGTATTTGATTGGATAAAAGCAATCATTGATACTAAACCGTCTTGGGATTTATTTAATCCTGAACAACAAAAACAATTTAACAACTATATGATTCATCGCTTCCTAAGTATGAATCCAAAATATATTGAGGTTGTAAATTATGTTCAAGGTTTAAATTTAAGTGAATCTAAAAAGTTATATGAGGTGTATTGTTTTATGATTCCACAATCTAAAAACACATACTCAGCTTATATCAAATCAAATACGAAAAAAGCTTCACCTGAAGTAGCTCAACACGTAGCAGAGTATTTTGAATGTTCTGTGAGTGAAGCAGAAGAATATATTTCATTAACCGATAAAAAATGGTTAGAAAATATTTTGACTACTAAGGGAATTGACGAAAAAGAAATTAAAAAACTAATTAAATAATGGCTACAGAAAAAACAGTTATCCAACAAATGGAAGAAGAATACCCAGAAATTGCTAGGGAGTATAAAAAGATTCTTAAGGAACAATATGAATTGTTTGCTGGAAAGATGTTAGACTATGGTTTAGACAACATTTCTATGGGTACACGTCTCGAAACTCAAGACGAAAAGAAACTTTCATTAACAGCAGTTTGGATTCGAATGAATGATAAAATGAATCGTTTAAAAAATCTAGTTCTGTTAGGTAGAGAAAACCGAGTAGCAGATGAATCTACAATTGACAGTTATAGAGACATTACCAACTATGGTATTATCGCTCAGATAGTACAAAACGGAATGTGGAAAAAATAATATGGCTAAAACTAAATTGCCTGAGGTTCTTAAACATATAAAGAACTATAAACCTCTTGAAATAAACTACGCGTTTCATAAGAGCATATCATATTCTCAATTGTCACTATATTTGTCTTGTCCTAAAAAATGGGCACTACAATATAGAGATGGTCACAAAGTATATTCTCCATCTATTCATACTGTGTTTGGAACTGCAATTCATGAAACATTACAACACTATTTAAGTGTTGTTTACAATGAGTCAGGAGCAGCAGCAGACAGAATTGATCTAGAAACATATTTTGAAGAAAAATTTAGAGAAGTATATTCAAAAGAATATCAAAACAACAAAAAAATCCATTTCAGCGATCCTGAAACAATGAGAGAATTTTTTGATGATGGTCTTGCTATTATTAACTTTGTTAAGAAACGCAGAGGCGAGTATTTTAGTTCAAGAGGATGGCATTTAGTTGGAATCGAGATCCCAATCGTTATTACGCCAAATAAACGCTATAACAACCTTTATTTCAACGGATTTATCGATTTAGTTATGTACCATGAACCTACTGATGAATTCGTTATATACGATATAAAAACGAGTACGCGTGGATGGAGTGATAGAGAAAAGAAAGATGAATTAAAACAATTTCAAATTCTATTATACAAAACATATTTCAGCGAACAGTTTGGAGTTCCAACTGACAACATTGACGTTAAATTCTTTATTGTAAAACGTAAAATATGGGAGGAAAGTGAATTTCCTCAAAAACGAATACAAGAATTTACTCCTGCAAACGGTAAAACTAAAATGAACAAAGCTAAAGACGCTTTAAATTCGTTTATAGAAGACGTATTTGATATAGATGGATCATTTAAAACAACTGACTATCAACCTACTCCATCAAAAAATAGTTGTATGTTTTGCCCATACAAAGATAAAAAAGATTTATGTTCCTCTGCGATTTTGGATAAATCCTAATATATTTATATATGTATAATAAAAATAATGTTATGGACAATACACAATTAACATCTGTTAAAGTCGACAAAGATTTATTCGACAATTTTAAAATCGAGTGCGTTAAGAGAAAATTTTCATTAAATAAACTTGTTAATCGAGCAATGGATTTGTATCTTAATTCAGAAGAATTTAGAAAATCAGTTACCAACCACACCAGTATAAAAATTAACGACTAAAAAAAAGTTATATGAATTCAAGTTTTGCTTATTTACCTCAAAATGAGAGGAAAAAAATCTTATTAATTTGTGACGACTTAAGAGTATATTCAGGGGTAGCAACTGTTGCTCGTGAAATGGTTCTTAACACCGCTCAACATTTTAATTGGGTTCAAGTCGCGGGAGCGATTAATCATCCTGATAAAGGAAAAAGATTAGATCTATCAAATGATACTAACAACAATACAGGACTAACAGATTCATCTGTTGTAATGTATCCTGTAGATGGGTATGGAGATGCTAATTTTATTAGACAATTAATTCAAATGGAAAAACCTGATGCAATATTTTTGATCACTGATCCAAGATATTTTATGTGGTTATTCCAAATTGAAAATGAAATTAGAAGAAAAATTCCTATTATCTATTTAAATATTTGGGATGATTATCCTGCACCAATGTACAATAGACCATTCTATGAAGCATGTGATGCATTGTTAGGTATTTCTAAACAAACAGTTAACATTAACAAATTAGTGTTAGGTGAGGAGTTAGCTAAACAAAAACTTATCAAGTATGTCCCACATGGTTTAAATGAAAATATTTTTAAACCAATGGATCAAAACGATCCTAAATTAAAAGAGTTTAAACAAAATATCTTTAAAGGAAAAGAATATGATTTTGTTTTATTCTTTAACTCTAGAAATATCCGTCGTAAACAAATCCCAGATACATTAGTAGCATATAAATTGTTTATCGATACATTACCTGAAGAAAAAGCTAAAAAATGTGCTTTTATGCTTCATACTCACGTAGTAGATGAAAATGGAACAGATTTAGGAGCAGTATGCGAATATTTATTCGACAACAATCCAAAATATAACATTATATTTACACCTCCAGGTTTAGGGCCTGATCAAATGGGTATGTTATATAATATAAGTGATGTTCAAATTCTATTAACAAGTAATGAAGGTTGGGGATTGTCATTAACAGAAGCAATTTTATCAGGAAATCCAATTATCGCAAACGTAACAGGTGGAATGCAAGATCAAA